CAGAGGAAGATTTTCCAAGTCAATTTCATCAGATTGCTTTTGGAGCTATTTATAAAATACATGAACTTGGGGCGGAAAAGATTACTATAAATAATGTATTGGATTATTTATCTAGTCGTCCTAAGAGTGAAGCTATTTTTATTAAAGAAAAAGGCGAGGAATGGCTTTTAAAAGTTTCAGAAAATGCCACTTCGTCTTCATTTGATTATTATTATAATCGAATGAAAAAAATGTCTTTGTTGCGGGCTTATGATAATTTGGGAATAGATGTATCTTTTATTTTTGACCCCGACAATATCCTTGATACGAAAAAGAAGCAACTTCAAGAGGAACAATTAGATAATAGTAGTCTTGAAGAAATTGCTAAACAAGTAGAAGATAAAGTTGATTCTATCCACGCAGAATATGTTGATGGGTCTTTTGGAGAAGCTTCTCAGGCAGCCGATGGAATTTATGACTTAATAGATGATTTAAAGAAACGCCCAGAAGTAGGAGTTCCGATGTATGGACCTCTGGTAAATACAGTTACTAGAGGCGCTCGATTGAGAAAGTTTTATTTGCGGTCAGCGCCGACCGGTGTAGGCAAGACTCGTAGTATGATAGCGGACGCTTGTTATATAGCTTGTAATAAGATTTATGATGAAAACTTTGGTTGGATAAAAAATGGTATTTGCCAACCAACTCTATATATTACAACAGAACAAGATTTAAGTGAAATCCAAACTATGATGCTGGCATTTCTTTCTAATGTAAATGAAGAACATATCCTAAATGGTACTTATGTGGGCGATGAAGAAGACCGTGTCCTCGAAGCCGCAAAAATATTGGCAGAAAGTCCTTTATATGTAGAAGAACTTCCCGATTTTTCACTTCAAGATGTAGAAGATAAAATAAAGAAAAATATTCGTGACCATGATGTGAAATACGTGTTCAACCCTATAAAAAGGGTGTTGGGACAATGAAAAACTTTGCCTAGTTATCGCTAGGGGTTATTTATCTTAAATATTTAATATAAATAGCTAACGGGGAACCCTAAACTAAATATATTTAGCATGGGAATCCCGTGGGAAACTTTGGACAGAACTAATCAATTATTAAGAAGCGACTTTCATATTAAATAATATGAAAGGAGATTTAATAATGGGAATTATTTATCGTTTTACAAATTTAGTTAATAACAAAAAATATGTTGGCTAGTCAATCAATGAAGATGGTAGCAGGTATCGGAATCATATGTCTGCAGTTTACAATCAAAACAATTCAGAATATAATTCTCCCCTGCATCGAGCGATGAGAAAGTATGGAAAAGAAAATTTCAAATATGAAATTTTAATTTCTGGCATTTCAGATATTGATTTATTAAATTAGCTAGAGATATATTACATACAAGAAAATGATTCTTTAATACCAAATGGGTATAATATTGAAATTGGCGGCAAGAATTATTCTCGCCCAAAGACTCAAGAAGAGAAAGAGAAATTAACTTGGGGTCAAGCGAAATTAACTAAAGAAGAAATTGTTGAATTAAGATTGGCTTATCAGAGAAAAGAAAGTCCAAAAAAAATTTATGACGAGAAATATAAAGATAGATTGCATTATAATTCTTTTTTAAATATTTGGTCTGGCAGAAGATATAAAAACATTATGCCAGAAATAATAGAAAATGGTCGTCATACAAGATTAACACAAGAACAAGTTGATTAGATAAGGGAATTATATAAAATGGGAAATACATCTTATCAAAAATTAGCTGATAAATTTGGAGTTTCAAAAGGCACTATAGCTGATATTATTTCAAATAGAACGTGGAAAGAATAACGTCCAATGAACCTGTATCGACTATTCCCTAAGCCTTATGGGCAGGGAAGTAGGGCTGCTATTGATACGCAGTCTGGTTTTAGGAAACGAAGCCAGTTAAATGCCGAAATGGTTTCCTCTTTAGTCATAAATGATTAAAGAGTAAGAGATAGTCAGCGCTTATAGAAATATAAGAAGACGGTGTCATGACTACATTCACACTAGCCTCAAGATTCTTGAGGAGGTGACAAAGCGAGCGGGAGGAGTAAAACTCAGAGAAGATACAATTTTGTTCATGCTCTCAATAAGATTGAAAGATTTATGCAATAAGTATGGTATTTTTATTCTATCGGCAACTCAGTTGAATGGAATGTACATGGATTCAGAAACTCCTGACCAGAATTTGCTTCGTGGAGCAAAAAGTATTGCTGATTGGACAAAGTAATTAAATAATTTACTTTGGAGACAGTCGTCTTTAGTAGAAATACTAAGTGATTATTAGACCGAGAATTGCTGGAAAACCCTTAGAGCTAATTAAACTACAACGTAAATATGAAATAAAATTAAGCGTGAATGTTTGAAAATTGATTAGATTGGGCAATCAGCAGCCGAGCCTTGAATAGAGGAAGGTTCAACGACTATCTGGTAGCGCAGAGTAGCAGAAATGCGAAGTACGGTCTACCTAAACTCTTAATAAAAGAGCATGGTAAAGATATAGTCTACTCCTTTATGAAAATAAAGGTATTAAGGAAAATTGATTTCGGCGCAATTCTTCTTCCTGTTAAAGAAGATGATTTGAAGTCATTAGATAGCATATTAGCAACAAATGCTTTTGACAGACCCACAATTAAAATGTCTATTTATAAGAATAGGCGAGGAAGATATAAAAGCGTATATCTTTGGTGTAAGGCAGACTTAGGTTGTTGTAGAATTACACCAATGTTTTGTACAACATTCGATTACCAATTCGTAGAAATCGAAGATATGAAAATTGTAGTCGAAGAAGAAAGTGCTTTTTAAAGAGAAAAAGGAGAAAAAATTATGTCTAATAAGTATTATGGTGATATTGAGTACAAGATGCCCAGCGCTCTGGCAAAATCTATTCTAAAGAATCGCAAGGGCGAAGACACTAAGAAAAGTGCTCAGGCTTATCTTTGTAAGTATGTCAATGAGGAATGCGGTATCAAGGGCAACTGCGTAAGAGTGTTGACTGACCTCTGATGAACTTTGATAAGGCTGAAATAAAAAGCAAATTAACAGAAGAAAATATCTTTGAATTATTGCAAGAGTGGGGCGGCGACCCTGAATATCAAGATAATTGCATAATAAGTAGAACCATATGCCATAATGACTTTGGTGAAGGTTCTCGTAAACTTTATTACTATTACAATTCTCGATTGTTTCAGTGTTATAGTAACTGCGGTTCCTTTGATATTTTTGAATTGTTAATTAAGGTTGCGGATATTCAATGGGGAAAATCATATGATTTAAATGAAGCAGTACAATATATTGCTTTTAGATTTGGTATTTCAGGCAGTATCGATTTTGACGCCGAGTCAAAGCTCGAAGACTGGAAGATTTTGGAAGCGTATGATAGAGTACAAAATGTCGAGATAAAAAATAATATAATTACATTAAAAGAATATGACCCAACAATATTAAAAAGATTAGCTTACAATGTAAAAATAGCTCCATGGTTAAATGAAGGAATTGCGCAATCAGCCTTAGATAAAGCTCAAATAGGGTTCTATCCGGGAGGGGACCAGATAACAATCCCGCACTTCGACATAAACAATAGATTTATAGGATTGCGTGGACGAGCGCTCTGTGCGCAAGAAGCCGAAAAATATGGCAAGTATCGTCCTATAACAATAAATGGTCAGATGTATAATCACCCTCTTGGGGCGAATCTTTATAACTTAAACAATAGTAAAGAAAATATTGCCAGTATTAAAAAAGCGATAGTTTTTGAGTCAGAAAAATCGACTTTATTATATCAAACGTATTTTGATAGTGATATTTCTGTAGCTTGCTGTGGAAGTAATTTATCTAACTACCAAGTACAGTTATTATTAAATTTAGGTGTAGATGAAATTATTGTTGCTTTTGATAGGCAGTTCCAAGAGATTGGAGATAAAGAATTTAAACATTTAACAAAAGGTTTGACTTCTTTACATAATAAATATAAAAACTATGTAAGAATAACTTTTATGTTTGATAAACACATGACAACTTCATATAAGGCAAGTCCAATTGATGAAGGTAAAGAGAAATTCATACAGTTATTCAATGAAAGAATTTCATTGTGAAAGGATTGGTAAATATTTGAATTATCAACTTATATCATAGCAGACTGAGCCAACTATGATAGAACAAGTTTTATTGAACCGTGGAATGAAGAAAGAAAATATTTAGCATTTTTTAAATGTGAGTGCCGATGATGTTTTTCCTCCTGAAACTATTGCGAATATTAGAAAAGGAGTAGAAATTTTAATCTAGCATATATATCAAGATGATTACATATATATTCCAATAGATAGTGATTGTGATGGTTTTACTTCTGCAGCTCTATTTATAAACTATTTAAATGTTATATTCCCGCATTATACGCAAACTAGGGTTCGATATGGAACACATAAGGGAAAAGAGCATGGCATTATAGAAGATGAAATCCCGCAATCAACTAAGCTTGTAATAGCTATAGATTCAAGTTCTAATGATTATGATGTTCATAAAAGGCTTGCGGAGAGCGGTATTGATGTAATTGTAATTGACCATCATGAAGCGGAAAAAGTTTCTGAATACGCTTGCGTAATAAACAATTAGCTTTGCGATTATCCTACAAAGTCGCTTTCTGGCGTCGGTATGGCTTATAAGTTTTGCTCTTATATAGATAAAATTTATGGTGCTAATTACGTAGATAAGTATATTGACCTTGTTTCTCTTGGTTTAATAGCTGATATGATGGATTAGAAAGATTTTGAAACTTATTACTATATAAGAGAAGGACTCCAACATATCCGCAATCCTTATTTTAAAGAAATGGTAAATCGCAATAGTAGATAGTTTGAAAATGGGGTAACTCCTGTTTCAGTTGCTTTTTATGTTGCTCCATTTATAAATGCTATAAACCGTTCGGGTACAGCAGAAGAAAAAATGCTCATATTTGAAAGTATGCTTGATTTTAGAGCATATGAAAGAATTCCATCAACAAAACGAGGTTGCAAAGGTTAGCTTGAAACTAGAGTAGAGCAAGCTGGTCGCACAAGTGTAAATGTTAAAAATAGACAAAAAGCTTCTATTGATAGAGGTTTTGAAGTAATAGAAGATATTATAGAAAATGAAAACGTTTTAGATAATAAATTTTTAGTAGTACCAATAGAAAAAGATTTAATAGATAAAAATCTAAATGGTTTAGTTGCTAACCAATTAGCTAATAAATATCAAAGACCAACTTTGATACTAGCAGAAACAGAAGTCGAAATGGAAGACAAAACCATAGTAAGAGCTTGGGAAGGTTCAGCTAGAGGGTACGGAATAAAGAATCTAAAAGATTTTATATCCAGTAGCGGATTGATTATGTATGCGGAAGGTCACTAGAACGCTTTTGGTGTTGGAGTTTTAGATTCAAATTTTGATGACTTTATCTAGTGGATAAATACAGAATTAGCTAATGTCAATTTTGATATTAAGTATAATGTAGATTTTATTTATGACGCTAATGACTTAACTGGAAAAGATGTACTTAGTCTTGCGGAATACTCTGAATTGTGGGGTCAAGGACTCGCAGAGCCTTTAATCGCAATTGAGGGCATTAAAATAAATAGTGAAAGCATAAAATTCCAAGGAGCTAATCAAAGAACATTAAAAATTACACTCCCGAATGATAAAATTAGTTTAATTAAGTTTAATATATCAGAAGAAGAAAGAGAAATACTAGACCCCGGACACGGATTCCTAATATTAAATGTAATTGGTAAGTTCCAAAAGAATAGTTGGAATGGATACGAGAATCCTCAAATTTCATTAGAAGATTATGAGATTGTGAGAAAGAATATGTATGACTTCTGATAATGGTTCATTGGAGCGGACACGACCAAAATAAAAAATTGTTTAGGAAATTTTTGAGGTAAATTTATGGAATTAACAAGAAACTAGGAAAAAGGATTAAAGATTGCGGTTGACCGTTACAAATCAGGGGAGCCTTATACCTGCATTAGTGGCTATGCGGGGACCGGTAAGTCGACACTTATCCAGTTCATTATCCCAGCCCTGGGGGTGACTAACGACGAAGTGTGTTATGCCACTTTTACTGGAAAAGCCGCTACTGTATTACAGCAAAAGAATTGCCCTAATGCTACTACACTTCATAAACTTCTTTATAATGTAAAGCCTTTGCCTGATGGCTCTTATTCATTTAAAGCAAAAGATAAATGGGAATTCGCTGGGTATAAGGTTTTTGTTATTGACGAAATATCAATGGTTCCAATGGATATGTGGAATCTCTTGCTAAGGTGTGGTGTTTACATCTTAGCGACCGGTGACCCTGGGTAGCTCCCCCCGGTGGACCGAGACCAAGACAACCATGTACTTGACCATCCGCACGTTTTCCTTGATGAAATTATGCGGCAAGCCAAGGATAGCGAAATCATTAGACTTTCTATGTGGGTGCGTGAGGGCAAGCCACTCGCCACATTCCCGCAAGTAAGAGAACAAGTACAAATATTCAATAAAAATGAAGTCAGCATGGGAATGTATGAATGGGCAGACCAAATAATTTGTGCTACCAATAGAAATAGGAATCAGATAAACAATCTTATGAGACAAGCTCGTGGATTCGGTCCAGAGCCGACAAGCGGAGACAGAGTGATTAGTCTCCGTAATCATTGGAACGACTTTTCTAACAGTGGCACTTGGGCTTTAACGAATGGAGCTATTGGTACAATTGAAGATTTTGAAAAAATAGATGTTAGACTTCCAAAGCCAATAGCTGAAAACCCAGTAACTTATTTGTATGCTAATATTTTATTGGAAGATGGAGATAGTTTTACTAGAGTCCCGATTGATTACAAGTCTATTGTTGATGGAACCCCGGCATTAGATGGAAAACAAATATATAGATTGCGCCAGTGGAAAAAAGCCCCACGGCCTCCCTATGAGTTTGCTTATGCATATGCCATTACTTGCCACAAGTCACAAGGCAGCCAGTGGGATAAAGTTTTAGCTTTTGAAGAAACATTCCCATTTGAAGATACAGAACACGCTCGATGGGTATACACTGCGGTTACTAGGGCAGCGCAAAAATTAGTTGTAATAAAGAGGTAATTATATGGCATTAGACATATGGAACCCAACACATGGTTGCTATGGAAAAAGTGAGGGGTGTGTTCACTGCTACGCAAAAACAATAGATGATAGGTATAAGAGAGACTTCTTTGAATGTAAAAAGTTAGATAGTCAATTTAATTATCCCATTAAAAAAGATAGAAATGGTAACTATAAAGCTCCATCGGGTATGTGCCTTAGGGCATGTATGAACTCAGACTTTTTCTTTGAAGGTCAAGACCCCTACCGCAATGAGTGTTGGAACATGATGGCGAAACGCCTAGATATACTCTTTTATTTACTTACTAAAAGACCAGAGCGGGTAAAAGAGTGCCTGCCCAAGTGGTGGGATTATGATAATCCTCCATTTAATATTATGATAAATGTCACTTGCGAAAATCAAGAAAGAGCAGATGAAAGGATTCCTATTTTGCGGGAGCTGCCTTTCCGATTCAAAGGGATAATGTGCGCTCCACTTCTTAGCGAGATTCATATAGAAAAGTATCTCGATGAAGGTTTTATTATGAATGTAAATTGCGGAGGCGAGAATTATGATGGCGCAAGACCTTGCCATTATGAGTGGGTGGCTAGTCTAAGCGAACAATGTGCCGCCGCCCGCACTAAGTTTACATTTATAGAAACTGGAAATAATTTCTTTAAAAATGGAGTGAAAGTTCCTGTTGGTTCATCTAAAACTCAACAAGGTATTTACGCACGCAAGCTAGGATTGAATGTTGGAGAAGATATTAAGTTATATTTTCCCAGCTTTACTCCCACTTTTGGAAAAGACTGCCAAGTTTGCGGAAGTCAGCCTATATGTATGGGTTTAGAGCCGGGCAAAGATAAATGTTATTGATTTTTAAGTAAAAATATGGTATTATAATATAAAATAATAATGGGGAGTTTTAAGAATTGAATACTTATTTTAATACTCATTCTCATACTATGTACTCAAATATCCGGCTCCTTGACTGTATAAATCGTCCAAAAGATTTGATTGACAAAGCAATAGAATTAGGACTTAGTGGAATTGCAATAACTGACCATGAATGTCTTTCTGCACACATGGAAATAAATCAATACGCAAAGGAATTGCAATCGACTCACCCTGAATTTACTATTGCTCTTGGAAATGAAATTTATCTTACAGAAACACGAGATAAAGGTCAGAAGTATTACCATTTTTTACTTATGGCTAAAGACGCAATTGGTCATAGAGCATTGCGAGAATTGAGTTCAATTGCTTGGACAAACTCATATGAAGATAGGCGGATGGAAAGAGTTCCGACTTTGAAATCTGAGTTGTCTGAAATAGTTAATAAATATAAAGGGCATTTAATAGCAACTACTGCTTGCTTAGGTGGAGAGCTTAGTACAGAAGCTTTAGCACTGATTGATTGTGAGTCAGTGGGTGATTTAATGAATGCGAATATTCATCATCAAGCAATAATAAATTTTATAGCTTATTGTAAAAATTTATTCGGCGATGACTTTTATATTGAGTGCGCTCCTTCTAATAAAAGTGACCAGACTAAAGTAAATAAGGAATTACAATCTATCGCTCAACACTTTGGAATTAAAATGGTAGTCGGAACAGACGCTCATTATTTAACTGCAAAAGATAGATTTGTTCATAAGAGTTATCTTAATTCAAAAGGCGGAGAACGAGAAGTAGATGATTTCTATCAATATTCATATCTTCAATCTAATGAAGAAATACAAGAGAACTTAAATAAATCATTTGATAATACATTTTTTAATCATGTTGGCGTAATGTTTGCAAACAGTATGGATATTTATAATAAAATTGAAAATTATGATTTACGCCATAAACAAACAATTCCAAAAGTAGAAGTAAAAGATTATCCTAAAACAGTATGGCGATCAGAACAAACTAAAGAATTTCCAACTTTAGCAAGTATGTATAATTCAGATGATAAAGTTGAAAGATATTGGGTAAATCAGTGTGTTGATAAATTAACTGAATTAGGATTGAGGAAAAAAGAATATTTAGACAGATTAGAAGAAGAGGCTGATATAAAAAGAACAATAGGAGAAAAACTTGAAACTAATATGTTCTCTTATC